AAGCACAAGAACCTGTGGCGTGGTTATATAAAAGAGAAAATAGCAGTGGTGGATGGTATGTTGTTACAAACTATGAAAAAGAAAATGATAACGGCGCTAGAAATATTCAGTGTTATGATATTCCACTCTACACCCACCCTGCACCATCATGGCAAGGATTAAGTGATGATGAGTTATCAGAGTTATTTGCTAAATGTGGATGGGTTGAAGAAAACGATAATTTGCGTGTATTAGGATTTTATAAACACGCAAGAATTCTTGAACAAGCATTAAAGGAAAAGAATCATGGCTAAATGGGTATTGATTGACGATGAAAATAAGCCAATCAGATATTTGGTTGCTTGTGAATTGGATGCAGATTATTTTGAAGCCGCTTGCAAACGTATTAAAGCTGAAGCATCACAAGAAAGGTTGTTTTGATATGAAAGAAAAAATACTACCATCAGAATTACGCATTGTTCGCACCGAAAAAGTTGATGCGCCAATTCAAAAAATTAAGGCTCGGATGCTGGAAAGCCATTGATTCTTGAACCTTGGCAAATATTTGCCATTTGTTCAATTTATGGGTGGTCTTGGTGATGAACAAAAGATCCGCCAAAACATCCGCCAAAATAAATGATATGAGGGTATAGCTAACATTATGTCCAGTATGGTGGATGAAGCACGTAAAGCAGAGTCGCCAGCGCAAGAATGTGTTTATTGCAAACAAAGAGAAGTTAACTTTGATGACGACATTATTGTTGACGGCTATGAGATTAAGCTATACAACGAATTAAACGAATACCCAGACAACAGTAAGGACGCATAATGAATGATGTAAAGATATTCTTGACATGTCTATTTTTAAGTTTTATAGTAGGCGCATATACAGTCACATTGGTTAACAAAGACCGATACGGCTGTACAGTAGAAATAAAAGACGTTGGCGGTAACATACATGTATTTTCAGGAAAGGTTTACTAATGACTAGATTGAATTGGCGAACACTTAATGCGCAGCTCACTACGTTAAGCGAGGATGAAGTGTTAGCTTTGTTAGACAACGAGCGTGAAGGCGAGAAGCGTATCTCTATGCTACAACGTTTACATCAACGCTACACTATCTTACGTGCTGCACGTGAACGTGTAGAGATATTGAAAGGAGCAGTACGCCCATGAACAATCGTGAGATTTGGAGTGAGCAAAACTTTAAGTTCGGTCATATAGACCCTACGCCTTGGATTCCTTTATACGAAGAGCCAAGTTATTTAACTAAATTATGGAGAAAATTAACATCATGGGTTTATACACGGTAAAAGTTTATGGCATCGAGCTAGATGTCTATGCAGATGTAGAAGTTGAACGTGATCCACTAGGAACTGGTGACAGCCCTGCAGCGACATACGTTGACATTACGGCTATTGAGTTAGTAGATGCAGCAGTTGACATCACTACGTTATTAAGCGATGGCGTACTAGAAAAGATAGGCGCACAAGTACAGGAAGAGGCAAAAAATGAGCTATGAACAACAATTAAAGTATGAACGTCTAAAAGAATCAATGTATAATCTTATGGCAGAAAACCCCCAAACACGTCGTATGTTGATGCAGGCGTTTAACTTAAGTAAAGATCAGTTGAGCAACCATCTACATCGCTTGATTGATAAAGGCTACATCAAGCTACATAAAGATAAAGTCCCAGAACATAGACTTAAAGCTATCATGGTGTCACAGTATTATGCTAACCCTGATATGCCGTTCAAACTTAAAACTGTAGAACAGTTAGCAAAAGAAACGGTAGAACGGTTTGCTGGATCAGGCGTTAAAAAAAGAAAACGCGAAGAGGACCCACCAGGTGTCTATCGTTTATTAGATTATCCGATTGCGTCACCAAAGAAAACACGTAAGCACACTAAGGTAGGTATTGCTAGTGGCTTTAATCAGTTGGGGTGGTAATTATGAGAGATCAAAAAGTGCAACTACAAAAATGGTGTTGGTGGAGTAAAGGTGAATGTGTTGTTGAAGTAATAGGATCAGGTCACTTTCCCACTACTGCTATGGTAAAAATGCCTAATGACCGTGAAATAGAGGTAGATATTGATGAATTACGCATTAACTTTGACTGAATACGCGATTTGCTACTTCCCTGCCTTTTTGGCAGGGTTTTGTATGTGTGGGGCTATGGTAGCCTTAACCCCATTCTTTTCTCGCGTTATACGTCGATTACAGAAGCCGAAAATCTACCGATTTCGTTAAAAAATCGTTTTAGCTGTCAAATTCGTCAGCTTCGACATACATCTCTAATCCGTCACCGCTAAATTCAATTCTACCTAAGTTAGTGGTGATTGTGATTATTTCAGTATCATAATCAACTTCAATTTCTTCTATTGTTTGGCCTAGAAGGTCCTCACAAATTTCTTCAGGTGTGCGTTCAGACATAGTTACCTCAGCATATCAGAGTTAATAGTTAGCCGGCTTACTTCGCCAAACTGCTTGGAGTACGTAATAACTTTTGCATCTCTACCTGACAGCCATCCGCCACGTGCAGAATACGCATCACCAGGTGCTAGTGTACGATGCTGCTCAACAATCATTAAGTTGTTTTCTTTAACGTCAATAGAATGATAGTGGCCCATGTGTGCGTAGGCGTGTTTAGTACGTCCAAACATTTCACGGAATTGACCTGCAAATACTTCTGATACGTTAGAGACTTTACGTTTATGACCGTGATGGAAGAACAGCGCAGTCTTACCGAACTCATACGCGTTGTACGGGTTAGGCGACTTGTCAACCGTTATGCGTGGCTCGTTCTCATACAATACGCTGAACCACTCACGCAGCCATATCTGTGATACTGGATCGTGGTTAGCATCTGCCATGATGATGTGTACGTGCTGGTGTTTAGCAAGCAGCATATCAATAACTGTGCGTAGTACACGGATTGCTGAACGCACAACTTTAGCAAAGCGTGTGTCTACGTCGAGTAGATGTTTAGAGGCTGGCGTAACAGCGTCCATGCCATCAAAGTGTAAGAAGTCTGATAATTGTGCGAACACGGCTGTGTCTGCGTTAGGTGACTGGGCGATGGCTTGTTCAAACCACTTGACTACTAAGGCCTGTGCAATGTCAAGGTCCCAGTTCTCACCAGCCTCTTCGTCCCATGCGAGCATGCCCAAGTGGTAGTCAGTTATAACGTAACAGTTGAGTAGGTTGTCGTTGCCGAGTGCGGGTGCAGGTAGCGCAGTCAGGCGAGGGATGTCCTCTTTCATGCCGTCAATGACTGCCTTCATCATCTCTTGCAGTTTGCTGTCGTCTATCTTAGACTTGACCCATTGACCTGACGCTTTACCTTCAGCGTTGTAGTAGGTTGACACACCTCTCACAATGAACGGCTCTGGTACAGGTCGCACCATGTCTTGCTCAGGTGCGTAACCGCTTGTGGCAGCACGGCGACGTAACAATGCCATTGCCTCTACGATTGTGCTGTGGTTAATGTTTAGTGATCTGGCGGCAGACCTAAATCCACCGTATTCGTTAACTGCGTCTACAAATTCTTTTTGGCGTTCTGTTGCGTAAGTCTTTAAGCCTTCATCGATTAACATTTTCTTGGTCTCTAACCCACTCTTGTAAGTGTAGCAATTGTAAGACGTCAGACGCGCAATCTAAGGGACTAGCGTCGACGGTACTAGGTACATCGCTTTCGGTTTTTCCATCAATGCTTTCGGTGGTGTCGGAAACGTCGGACACGTCACGGGTATCTGTGTTGCGCACCCACTTAATATTAGGGTGAGCAGCATAGTAAGCATTAAGTTTCTTAACAGCATTTGCATATTCCTTCGTTACATTAGAAGTAATTTGTTTCTGTTCGGTGACAATTGCGTTATTTTTTTGTTGCAAAGCCTCAGTACGGACTTTCAGTTCTAGCTTAAAAGCATCAAACTTAGCCTTTTCGCTTGAATACCCTTGATAGTACCCAATGAGCAAAGCGCCTAACATAGTGCAGGCCACGGCGATCTGTTTCCAATACAGTATCAATAGATTCATTTGGTGAGCTTAGTAGTAGATATAACACGTAGAGCCATATTAACGCCAGACACAAGGGCAACAACAGCGAAATATACACGAGGATCAAAATAGCCTTGCACAATATTAAGAGATGCTTCACATGCTGCTCCTACGCCAACGATAAAGTTAAACCACAGGACTTTGGATTTATACCAACGCTTCATAGTGTTTTACCTGATTGAAAGTCTTGTAATGTTAATCCGCCTGTAAACTGACAATGCGCTAATTCACGGAACTTGCCAGTCCAACGTCCAGCCCATTCCAAGCCTAGCTCTTCTGCAATGATTCCGCAAGCGGTAAATAGCGCTTTGTTATCCCATTGACACTTACCGTTGACAATCGGACAGAAGTCAAACGCTACACGCCAGTTATGAAACGACTGACCTGCCTTAGCGTTAGTGACTATCTTGCCTGGCGTTGTGCGCCCTTGATTGTAGAGCGCTGTTTGGCTTTCTGCGTCACGATAGGTTGACGTAATGATAACGTCAATGTTTTGCTTTGCACATGAAAATATAAATCGTTCACATAGCGTTTTAACTATAGGATTGAGGTCTGATAAGCTACGGCTATTTACCAAAATAGATAGTCCCCATGACAAGCCCGCCTACGATTAGCCATACAATACGTTCAACCCATGCGCTACCTGCGTGGGTTACTTCAATCTTAGTGACACGTTCTTCCATTGTTGTCTGACGTTTGTCGTAGATGTCCATACGCCCAAACAACGTTACCATGCGTTCTTCCATACGTGCTAAAGAGATGATTGCTTCGCCTACCTTATCCAGCTTCTCTTCAATTCTATTCAGTCGCGTTGTTTGATCGTCCATGATAAAGTCCTATTGTGCTAATGCGTTACGGTTATTGTATGCTTCTGTGTCAAATGAAGGGTCACTAGCTAAAGCGTTAGTACCAAAGGTTGCTGCGCGTGAACCTGTCCTAGACTTAAGTAAACGTAAAACTAAAGTTCTATCTTCGGCAGGTAGGGTATCAATTAGTTTAGCTAACGGCTTACCTGAACGCATACCTTCTTCTAATGTTTTCATTACTTTAGCGTTAAGTTTGCCTTCTAACACACTTAATGCTTCATTAGTTACCGCAACTTTAGGACTTAAAATATTAGGTATTCTGAACATACCTAAACTATTTCTGAGCGTTTCACCATACTTTTCAGTACCTTTACTTGCTTGTTCAGCCATTGACTGATTACGTTGCACCGTAGATGAAATGCCTTTAAGTTTTAAGAAAGCGTCATAGCTCATCTCTTTAGCTATGTTGTAGCTACCCTTACCAAATATTTTTTCTACTGCTTCTGGCGATTGGCCTTCAACTAATGCAATAAATTTGTCTGGAGATTCGTTGTACAATTGCATTGCTTTTGCACCAAGTTTAGTCTGTGCAATTGCTTGACGTCCTACAGCATAGTCTGCCAAATATTTGCCATATCCCGTACCGCCAGCGTTTTCAACGGCGTCAACAAGGATAGGCTTAATTTGAGAGATAACTTCAGCAGCCGCGTTCTTTTGCGCTGTTTGATCCATGCCTGGACGTAAACGTTGAATAGCAGCATTAACTGAATTTTTACGGATGCTATCTAAAGCCCATGCGTCAATCACGCCACCATTTTTAGTCCATTTTGCAATGTCGTCGGCTACATTTTTTAATGCACCTTCAACTAAGTCATTGCCTGCATACGCAGGGTCGTTAGCTTTACGAGATAAATTAACTATAATTGCATCTGACTTAAGTGGTTTTAAACCATGCGCAGCAAGACTATCTGCGCCTGCTTGCGCAAAACGTGAGGCTTCACCAAATGCTAGAGAACCTTCAGCCGCCTTAGTTGCTTGAACTTCAGCTTGTTTTTCAAGCTCACCCATGTAAGTGTATCTGCTTGGCACACGTGGTTGACCTGCAACCGTCACCGTGTTAGCTGCGCGTTCGCCCGCACGTTCACCTGCCGCTGTAAATCGGCGTACATCTTGAACTTTATTAGCTGCGGCTTGAGCAAACCTATCAGCTTCACCTTGTAATCTAGGTAGTTCTTGGCCTGCAATATTAGCTGTGTTAAGTTCTGTTGTAAGCGTAGGGATTAGTCTAGCGTTAAGCGCATTTTTAGCTTCTGCTTGTGCATTTTTAGATGCGACTTGTGTAGAACCGCCAGCTAAAGTTTGAAGTTGATTTAGATTACCTGCATTTTCTTGTTCAGCCAATCTAGTAGATTCGTTAATATTTCTTGCGTTCATACGAGACTGTAATGTTTGAATAGCTGGGGCGCGTACATTCGCCGTTGCTTGACCTGCAGTTAGATTAGCGGGCGCACTTGCGGCAGCATTACGAATTGCATCAACTGCATCCCCCGCAAGTTCACGGACAATCTTACCTGCTTTAACTTGAATAAGTTTGCCTGACACAGCATCCCAAATCCAACCCGCTGCTTTAGCTAATGGCGGTAATACTAATCTACCACCTACATCAAACGCCGCACCCGTAAGCACATCCATACCTGCTTGAGAAGCTTTAGTTGCTAAAGGTTGTGTTTTAGCTTTACCTGTTTGTTCTTCGTAGATGTTTTCAAGTTGTTTTGCCGCTGCATATCCTAAACCTGATCCTGCTGCACCGCCAATAAGCGTTCCTGCTGGACCTGCTACGGTGCCAGGCACAGCGCCAACAAGGCCCCCCGCAACAGGTAATACTGTCTCTAGCACAGGATAGCCATACTTTTGCATCATGTCGCGTTCAGGGATTGCATCAGGTTGTCTGCCTACATTGACAACAGGTGCTTTAATGGTAGTAGGTTCTGCTCGCATGCGACGTATTTCAGACGCAAATGCTTTTGCATCTTCGACATTGCCTGCGGCATCGGCTTTTATTAATGCGGCGTTTAATTGATCAAGAGTAGCCATATTATTTATACTTTTCTAAAAGTGCGTCAACATCTGTACCGCTTGACCCCAATTTTTCTTTAGACCTTTTAATACCTGTACGAATAACATTTTGGAAATCTCTAGCGGCATCAATAAACTCTCTTTCACTTTGCGCAGTAGACATACGTGTAATTGCTTGCGTTGCCTTTTGACCTTCAACTTCAGTAATAGAACCGCCACCCCTAAGCGTATTGTATGCTTCCAAGAACGCGCCGCCTTTAATTTCATCTAAGCGAGCTTCAAAGTCTGCGGCTTTACTGCCTGGAATTGTAGGGAATAGTGACGATGCACCCACGGCTGCTTTAAAGCCAGGATGTGCTGCGGTACCTTTTTCTACTATTTCACCTTTAGCATTAAGTTTAGCTGGTTTACCTACAAGTTGATCAATTTTATTAAGCGCTTGTTCAGCAGTTGCAATAGCTTGCGGTGCAGCAACTTCAAATTTAGCTTGGTTTTTACCTTGCTCTTCCATCTTAGATTTCATAGCAATGTACTCAGGTGAGTTCCTACCTTTTTCAATTTCAATACGTTGCAATTCACGCGCGTTAGTAAGGTCTTGACCTCTACGTTGTGTATCTCTAGTCATTATTTCGCCAGGTGTTGCAGTCATCTTAGTAGAACTTAACGTCGTAGGCGCGCCTCCTAATCCAGGGACAGATAATACGTTAGATGATCCACCTATGTTTTGCACATGAATACTAGGCTTATTAAGTTCAGTAAACTTAGCTAATCCAATTGCAGACTTTTGTAATAGTTCTTGAAAGCCACCTGGTTTAGCCATTGCCGCTTCAATTTCAGCACGTGCTGTATCTTGCGTTACGCCTCTAGCGGCTAATGCAGGGCCTAACACAGGATCAGCATGGTTAGCTTCATGCCAAGCTAAGTATTGTTCTGGCGTTGTAACTGTACTTAAAAATTCTTTAGACTGCTTTAATTTAGCGTCTATTAAATCATTTTTTAATTTGTCAGTTTCGTAGCCTAATTTTTTAGATTCAACGTTTGATTTTTGATAGTCAGCATACGCTTTAACACCTTTTTGGCCTAAGCTATAAAAAGCATTTTTAATACCTGCATCATCTTTAGACGAAAGCAAAGCATTTTTAAACTGATCTTCTTCAGCCAATCCACGTTTATACTCTTCCATCTTCATTTGGTTAAGCTGATTAGATTGCGCTGCATTTTGCAAAGCGTAAACGTTAGACATCTGATTAATAGGTGACTCTAACTGAACTGGTTTAACCCCTAAAGCGATACTTGCATCAATAGCCATGATTTAATCCTTAAGCAATATAGTTAGGTAATGCGTTATACGCCGCAGGGACATTAGAAGCTGACGCGCCCGCGCTAGGGAACATTCGGTTCATCATTTGGTTTTGAGTAAAGTAGTTAGTCGCATTACCTAATGCGCTATTCCAAGCATTAGCGCTACCCACATAACCTGACGCCGCAGCATTACCTGCGTTCATGTACGCGTTACCTGCGTTAGTTGCATAGTTAGCTCCAGCAGTACCTAGATTATTAGCTGTCGTTTGACCTTGACCAGCAAGACTCTGTAATGGATTTAAAATGCCTGCGCGATTAGTTTGATATCGATTGTACGCGTTTTGATATTCTTGTGAGGCCATGTCTTGCCCATAACGCGTAGCGCCTCTTAATGCACCGCCTGATAACATACCGCCTCGTGCAGCCGCAGTACGATCAAGTGCTTTAAGTCCTTCAGACATACGGAACGCATAGCCAGGGTCTTGTTCAAAGTCTGACATGCTAAAGTTCTTAGCCGCAGAACCGTAACCTGCTGCGCCTGTGTTACCGCTAAGTCCTAGCAAATCAAGCAGTTTGTTTTCACCTTTATATCCAGCTTCAAGGAACGGTAATTGATCTTTACGCGTTTGTTCAAACTGTTTATTTTGTAGGTCGGCTGCACGATTGGCTGAGGCGGCTTGCGCGTCTGCAGCATCTCCTGCTGCATTAGATGACATTACACCGCCAACAACTGAACTAGCTACTACGGCACCTGCTACCCAAAAAGTCATGTTAATACCCCTTTAACTTTATTTCCAATACTATACATATCGGCTTCATCTTCTTCTACCATTTCAGCTTCGGCTTCTTCAACGGTTGTTGAATCAGTACGGTGAAACGTCATACATAATGTATCTGTCTCAGCATACACAGCACGTTTAGTGCCAGGCATACTACTTAATAGACATGGCCCTGTAATACTTTTTACGCCATCATCTGTCGTAATTGCTACGGTGCCGTACACAATCATATAAAAATGTTCTTTTTTATGCACCTTACCTACTACTAATACGCCAGCAGGTCTCCATACTTCACGGCAGTACATCCCGCCATGAAACGTGTGTTTAGTTAAAGGTTCATACTGTGGTAGCTTAGACAACTGATCTTGTAAAGCTTTCACTTTTTCCTGCATCGATGTAGCTAATTGCTGTGACATTACTGGATAAATTCCACTATGTCGCCTACGTTAAGGCCAGTCAAGAACGTAACCGTTGTTGTATTAGTCTCTGTGTAGTTTAGGGTTACGATTTGTTTGCTACCGTTAACCAGCACGTTTAGACTGTTATTGCCTGGCGTGTAAGTAAAGCCTACAGTAAACGCGGTCTGACCTGCTGTTGCTGAAATATAGTTTTGTGATCTAGCGGCGGGTAGCCCCGTGATGTTATCCATCACCCAAATTTGAACGCCTGCAGATGTCTTTAACACTAGCTTGTATGAATTAATGCCATCTAGCCATATCTCGTATGGCGGTCTACCTGCTGCGTTTAGCACAATAGGGTTTGAGTTTGCAGTCAAGCCTGTTGATGAAGTGTACGTTGCATTAGGAGTTGTTGTCCCTGCTAGATAGGTGTACAATAGGCCACCTACTAACGGAACACCGTTGTCATTAAAAAATTGCCATCCAGCGCCACCTAACGGTGATAAACTAACAGACATATATAACTCCTAACGTAACAACAGCGCCTAGTACCGTGGCTAACCAATCATAAAAATCGCAAGTATGGATTGATGGATGCTGATAATCATACCACTCTTTTGCACTTGCTACCACCATTACTAGCAATAAAGCGTAGTGTCCGATAAAAAAGTATGCTATAAGCGCTAAGATACTTCCAACATTAAAGTGCGCTTGCTTGTCAAGCGGTACAGGGATGCGTGGGTTTGATAGTTTAGCTAGTAGTGCGAATAGTTTTTCCATTATGAAATCAATCCAAATGTTTTCCAAGTGCCTGGTGTACCTGCTGTAGTACAAATATAACCTGAATAACCTCCAGATGCAGGTGCTATAACAATCATTTCATCGCCAACAAGCCAAGTACCAGCAGTAGGTACTTCTGTAGTTCTTCCAATCCCTGCCTCAATAATTGGGTATACTCTGCGATTTTTACCTTTAGCAATTAAAGAACAACCAAGGTTATAAAAGTCTAAGTTATATCCATTATCTATCATAGACGCCACTTGCGCATCCGTGTTGTTTTTATTTGATTGCTCGTATAGAACAATGTTCGTAATGTTTAACACCGCGCTAGGTACGGCTACAGTTCCTTGCACTTCAATAGTCATTAATGTTTTAAATACTGCACCATTAATAAAGAACGGAATATATACGGTTTTTGTTGTTGATGTAGTGTTACCTAAAATTAAAGGATACGTAGGTCCAAAATTTACTTGTACTTGAGTGCCAATATCAGTCTTAACGTAAAATTTAAAGTAAAATGTTGAATCAGTAACTGGTTGTTGAATATCAAATTTTAAAATGTGTAGACTATTTTTTTGAGATATAGAAGTTACATCATAAGATAGTGTTTGTAGACTAGTTGAGTTTAAGTTAAATTGATATCCACCAGTAATTGCAGTTGGTGACGCTGTTGGAGTAGGTAAAGTAATTGCAGTATCAATTGCTGGAAGTTGTGAATTTCCAATCCAAACATTAGATGTGCCAAATGGAGGGACAGCCCACGTACATGCAGAATCAAGTTTTACTTTTGTCGTTGTATTAGTACAAACGACAGCAGAATGTTGATTTTTAAACGCTATATTAGCAAACTGTACTGCCGTACCGCCATCAACTTGTGCACCTACAGAACCAGATGAGGTAATTGTTCCGTTAGAAAATTGAATAGAACCACCAGAATTAATTAATATCGCTGGCGTAACAACGGCTGAAGGAATAAACACAAAATTAATTACTAATATTTGATTTACGCCTTCACAGACAAAACAATAATTAGCATTATCTACAGTAATATTATTAAACGAAGCCCAAGTTCCACCACCTGCTGTAGCTATACAATTAAATCCAATGTTATAGCCATAAACAAAAACAGACTCAACAAATACTTGGTCTACTCTACCTAGCTGAAAAGCAGTACCATTAGCCAAAGTCCAGTTATACAATACGCCGCTTTGCGTATAGAAATTCCAAAAATGCACTCTATTTAAGTAGCATGAGTCTAAATTAACGTCGGCTTTAAGGCCTAAGTATAAAGGGTTTCCTTGTATGCTTTCTACTCTCCAACGCCCACCTGTAGTTAAGTTAATTCCCGCATAGCTATTGTATAACGTAATATTTTTTATTTGTATATTGTCGTATACGCCAGCAGCTACAGGGGTTGAAATACTATAGTCAAAAGTTAAAGGTGTGGCTACAGTTTTAGCTACTTGACCTGGGTAGTAAAAAGTAAACCCTTCAATAGCAGATGAGTTTGACATCTGTACTGCCGCATTGCCTGAGCCTACAGCATTACCTGAACCCCAAGCAATATATAATGATGTCGCTAATGTTTGAGCTAAATTAGATGGATCAGGCAACCAATTAGCGCCTTGTAGTTTTACAAACGCAGGGATTGTAATTTTTGCAGTTAGCTTATACTGTCCTTGCGGTACCGTTACAACGCCACCCGTTGTGCTTAAAGAATTTAACGCAGCCTGTATTGCTGCAGTATCATCTGTTGCACCATCACCTACAGCACCAAAGTCTTTAACTGAAATAGTCTCAGCAAACTTCTGTGCGATCGTCCGATTGGATGTCGTTACCTGCGTGTATTTAGGGATTAAAGTTGCCATTATGCGTCCTCTGCGTCAACAAACTCGGTTGTTTTTAACTTTTCGTAAACTGCTTTGCGTGTAGCATCTTGAATATAATCATCACCAGAAAATGTTAAGTTATTCCATGCGACAGGATTAAGATTTTCATCTCGCACTTCTTTGCTTACATAGCCGTTGATAACCACTTCAAGTAATTTGTTTTTGAAATCTTCGCTTATAGAATAGATATTCCAATAATTGGCATCGATGCCAAAAGATGTATTTACTGCTTTTAATAGTGCCATATTTAACCCACCTTCCATGAAGTGCCATCGTAATAAACAGGAACACCTACTGCACCACCGCCTACTACTGTTGAACCAAATGTAGGCGCTAATGCGTCTGATACAAAAGCACGACTACCTGTAACCACTCCAGTCAAACTAGGCAAATCAGCAACAAGCATTGTGGTCTGTACTAAATTTTGCCCAATACTAATTGTTGGGGATGCTAGTGATAATGTTGTGCTTGCATTAAGCGTTACATATCTTCCGTTTAATATTGTTGTATGATTAACAGTTCCAGATTGCTTGCCAATGGTTACATTAGATATGCCTGTGCCAGCAGAGCCTGTTCCAATGTTAATTGTTCTTGTTGCAGATGTTGTTACAAGACCACTTCCAAGCGTAATTGTTTGAGTGCCTGTGCTTCTGCCAATGTTAATTGCGCCTATTGATGCCCCTGCGCCACCTATGTTTACAATAGCTGATGATGTAGTGCCAGTAGCAATATTGACTGTCTGTGTGCTTGTAGATTGACCTAAAGTAATTGCTCCTGTAGCACCTGTGCCACCAATTGTTAATGTTCCTGTGGTTTGGTTTGTATCAAGAGTTGCGTTGACTGTTGCTGAGCCATTTAATTGAATTGAACCATTACAAACTAAATAATTAGCTTGAATTGTTCCTGTTGTTACAATACTTGATGGGATTGATGTAGGAAATGCTACATCTGTACATGCAGTTAAATCTACTACACCCGTTAATGATGGATTTGTATTTAATACAACACTACCTGTGCCTGTAGATGTCGTTGTGCCTGTGCCGCCTGCGGATACAGGAACTAGCTTCCAGCCAATCACTTGAACTGCGTTAAGGTTATCTAAATAGAACAGTTTGCCGTCAGCCGTATTAATGGCAAGTTCACCAGCTACAAGGTTGCCCGATGTAGGCGCTGCACTAGCCGTCGAGCTACGATAAATTTGTATTGGTGTAAAGCCTGTTTGAGCCATTAAAACTCTCCCCCTGATATGCCTACATATTTTGATGCAGTAGCTGTAGTAAACGTCCCCGTTGAAGGCGTTACACTACCTATTGTAGAACTGTTAATTGTACCATTAGTAAAACCTAATCCGTTAAACGTACCCGCTACCACTTGACTAGCATTAATTGCTATCGGTACATTATTTAATTCTGTAATACCACCAAACGCATCTATTGTTATCTGAGCTACATTTGTAGCCGAACCATACGTACCTGCTGTAGTCGTGTTAGTTCCAGAATACGATATTGTGTAAAGGTTATTAAAAAACCTAAACCATTCGTTTGATACTATTCCTGTCTGTGGGTCTACAAGCGAAACCCTAGGTGCAGGTATCCGCGTGTAGTTAAGCGTTTGTGCCATTTAGGATTAACTCCGCACCCATAATAGCTATCTTAACCGGATCAGTTCCTGACACCTCATACACGCGATCACGTAGCTTTTGTGTCATCCCTAGACGACGCCAAATGTTACGGTAGCCATACTCGCCTATCTTACCCATTGACTTCCAATGTTCGTTAGACCACGTATGACCGCCATCGTCAGACCATCTTAGCATGGCTTGAGGATCATCACCTTGCCCTAGCACTAACCCTACGCCTGACTCAATCTCTAGCTGTAGGCTGTGCTGTGCAGTCCGTTTTAAGTTATTTTGACCGCTAGGTAACGCTCTCCATGAACGTAACCATTTTTGCGGTGCGCCATTGTCTGCATAGACATCTAAGTCAAACTTATATATGTTACCGTTTACATAGTCCCCTACTAATGTAGTAGACTGAAAGTTACATTGGCAGTTTGAACGATGACGAGCAAACTCGCCATTAACCAAACTAGCACGTTCGTGCCATGAGCCTGTTGCTACATCATACACCCATGTGGCGTTTGCTGTAGGAAAACTAATCACGTAAAAGGCATGGCCTTCTTGTTGGTATGTGTACGCTACAGCGTCTGATATAGTGCCATAGCTTTGTATTGCATACTCTACTGCATGCGTTGACACGCGTTGCGAAGCATAGCCATTAGACCTAAACACAACGCCAGACCCACGAGGATCGTTACCAAGCCAAAAGAGAGAGTTATCTAGTTTGGCTACTGAATACGCTGCAATACAGCCAGTTTCGTTAAATGCACCTTGAATAGGAACTAACGGAAAGTCTGTCGCACCTGAGTCATACCAAACTTCAGTTGTATCGGTACCAAACACCCAAAGCTCACGATGAATAGTGTTAAGTGCTACTACGCCGTCAGGTGAACCTTCAGCACTAGCAAAGTCTAACGGGTCTACAGACGTACCATCAAGAAGCTGGGTAATCCAAATCTTTTGGCTGTCAGGCTCGTTATAGACAAAGTAACCATCTAAATAACATACGGTTCCTGCGCCTGTGAAGTCAGGATCAGTAATCTTAGCAAACACGTCAGTTACTTCGTTGTAAATGTAGCCTAATGGGTTAGCGGCAATAAATATCTGTGTACCATTATCGGCAAATGTGACTGGCCCTGTGCCTAACACTTCACCAATATACTCTGACGTGTAATCTGTATTGATACGATAAAAGCCTGTACCTGATACGCAGTACGCATCCGTACCGTTTGATTGGTGCGCCCACAGTCCTCTAATAGGACCTGTACCTACGGTGCATAATGTTGTTAGTCCAGGCGCACGATTAAGATAGCCTATCTCTAAGCCGTTCTCAGGGGTAGCTTCAGGAAACAAATTAATCATGCGGTTATCCGCAGCATTAATAGACCGAGCTACATAAGACTGACCTAAGATAGGACTTTTCATTAATAGTTACCAGCAAAAATATTGTAACGTTGACGAGTGCCTACAATGCTGTAAGGCAGACTCATAATATCGCCAGGGTTGTTAATACGTTTTAAATTACGCTTAGATGCCATTGCAATACGGGATACTTGTGGGCTTGGCTCCACGCCAAACTCAGGTGCTATCTCACAAGCTAGGTTATACTTAAAGGCACGTAAGTAACCTGGTGGAAAGTATAATTCTGTCGCTAATGTAGCAGGTTGAGTTAACTCATCAACTGAAATAAAATGCCATTCCAATATCTTTGTAGGTTTTGGATAAACATACATTTCAATGTTAGGGTAATTCATGTTAATCCACATGACTTGTGGATATGTAGAAGTTACAGTTTTAACTGCAATACCATCATATTGTTGTTGGTTGATAAGCTTAATGCCAAAAGAGATGCCGTTTGACGGGTCTTTGAAGTAAGTTGCGTCGTCCATTAAAATAGGACGGTTGCCTACAAAGTCACCTGTAGGGCCTAATGTTCTTGATAGTATGTTAGGTGGCCATGAAAACACTTGGTCTTGCGTACTGTATACGGCTAGACGTTCTGTATTCCAGCTGTCCACCATTTGATTTAGTGCAGTTAACGCATCTTGAGATGTTTCTGCAGATGGAGTTTCGCCTTCGGCTAAAATGCCAAGTAATCGTAACGCTCCGTTAATTTGATCGCCAGCCGTTGCCATATTAAGGCTCCTTATTCTTTTCTACGTCGTTTAACTTCCAGTTCATTGACGGGAGCCGCAACTACTGTCGGTTCAGCAGGCGTATCTGGATTATACACTACCCAGCCGTTTTGTGCATCTGCTTCTACTTCTGCTTCCATGTAAGCAATTTTAGTGCCGTGTCGTTCATGTTTCAAATAAGTAATAGCCATTTTTTATCCTGTAAATAAGGGCCGAAGCCCTTATTTTTATGCACTATGAATAACTGCGTAGTTAATTACAATTGCTTCTGATAGTGAACCTGCAGTATTGTTATAAACACCAATAACTGCTGATCCTGCACCAACGTTAGCCACGTAAGGCCAGTAAGCACCGCTAGTGCCGCCAGAACCTACGTTAACAATCAATACATCTTTAGCTGAAAGAATGTTGTTAGTTAAAGTAAATAAAACAGTAGTTCCTGCAGCTAATGCTGCACCGTTCATTGTAATTTGACCTGAAGATTTGTTTAATGTTACACCTGTTGATTTGCTTGTAGCTTGCGTAACTGACCCTTGTGCGCCTGCTGAGTAACCTATTTCTTCGGTTGCATAGCATGTGCTAAATTCAGGATCAAGATACGCAACGCCTGTAGCTTTGGTATTTGGCATGATATTTCCTTTATTAAAATTCCACCCCGAAGGGTGGAGTTATTACATTAACCTATGCGGTATACAGTATATGCGCTATCAGCAGTTTTACGGAAACGGAATAGACCGCTTGATGTAATTGCCAATGCTACTGTAGCGTTGCCGCCATCAGTAAAACCTGTACCTAAAGCTAATGCGCCAGTACCTGAAGATGTACCTGTATTAACTACAGATAATTCAAAAGTTGAGCCTGGTTTAGCTGAAGTAAGAATTGCGTCGATTGTAGAAGCTGCTGGCAATGTGTATGTTTGAGCAGCAGTAGCGCCTGCACCAACAACTAAAATACCTGCTGTAACTTGAGCTGCTGTTAGCGTAGCTGTTGCCGCTACTGCTAAAGGAACTGCTTGATACCCTAAAACGAGTTCACCTAAGTTACCATCACCAACTTGATAACCACCTGCACCATTTGGAAGAGCCATGATAATTTCCTTTACTAATTTATTGTTGAAACCCCACCGAAGTGGGGCTTACCTAGGCTAACCCCAGATACGGGCAGCCATTTGTGGACGAATTGCAGCATAACCATATAGAACGTCAATACGGCAAGGCAAACGATCGTTGTTGATGTCATATTGACGAACAACACGTAGTGAGATGCCATTGTGTACTTGACGTGAAGCCATGTCTACGCCTTGTGGTAACAACAAGTCAGCAGTTGCAAAAGTGATTGCATCTTTATGGTATACCAAGTTTTGAGCATATTGCGTTGCTGCAGAACCCAACATAGTAACCACAGCGCCTGATACTGGAAGGCTGTCTACAGTTGCCAATGCGTTAGCTGGTGTGTACAAAGCTGGAGATACAGAAACTGTTGTTGTTGAAGAACCTGATGCAGCAGCAGTTACTGTGAATTGTTGCAATGAACCAGTTGTTTCACGTGTTTGTGGGTTAACTGCATAAACGTTAGCGATTGTGAATACATCACCTACGTTCCAAGTTTTGCTTGAACCTGTGAAGCTTAAACCTACAGATGTAGCGCCTTCAGTTGTGATTGTTGAAGTAACTGTGATTGCAGTACCCCATGAACCAGTAGTATGTTGTTTAATTGATTGAGACATATTAACTTCATCGAAGCCCAATACGCCCATACCCATCATACCGTTTTTGAATTGACGTGAAACTGTGTCAGTTGGGTTAAACAAACCTTTCATACCTTCAACCAAGCCAGCGTTAGCAGCAGGGTTAACAGTAGCATAACGTGGTGACATTACAGCAGCACCTTCGTTTAGTTTTTGTTGAGCTTGCAACAATACCAATGAAGTTGATGGTGTAGTACCTGGTGTACCTACTGAGTTGTAGATAGCTTTGTATGAGTTTGCAACGTCAGCATCAACGCTAGAAGCCAATTGTGAGATACGTGGTTTCAATACACGTTCTGCAAAGTCATCTAATTGCATAGTCAATTCAGCAGATGTAAAGTTAACACCAATGTGTTTTTGTGATGCAACAGCCAATGTTGTGTATTGTTCGTTGTCATCTTGAACTTGTAGGGCTGCACCATCAGTTACTAAAGCGCGATCTGGTAAACGGATACGCAAAGTAGAACCAATTTTAGCGCCTTCTACGGCAAAAGAATCATCATACTGACGATTCACGTTACGTGTGATCACAAGGTTGTTTTCCAAGATCTCCAACGCTTTGCGTGTGATCATGTCAATGGTTAATATAGAGTTACTCATAATAAGTTTCCTTTTAAGTTAGCGGAAGTTTGATGAGGGCATACGCCACCGTTTTTATGTTTCCCGACTTGACAGTTCATACATAATACTTGGTATCCCGAAGGAAACTTATTTTTACGAAGCCATTGATAAAACGCTGTTCCGCTTCCACGGTATAGCCCAGCTTTTCTTTCTTCAGCCCCGTTATTATGTATATGATCTATCGACAAAAACATAGGTTCAGATTCACCGCAACATGCACAAATATATCCGCCATACGCGGCATAAATTTCATCTTTGCATACCGATTGTGTGCGTCTAGTCTTAGCTGCTTCTTTTGCCCTAAAATCTGCAATTTCTTCAGCAGTACCATTCGCTAACTTACGATTACGCCATTCACGAGCATGTTCACGGGATTTCTCCCGATTTGCATCTCGCCAATCGCGCATGCGTTGGTTAACCTTTTCCCGATTTCGTTCTCTATATCTTGCTGCCGCTTCTTTATTGCGTTCCCGCTTTAATTCTTCGACCTCTTGATAAGAGGATGCCATCATATAATTTTTGTCTGCTTTATTCATGTAATCATTATACATGAAATCATCAGACCTATCTATTTTTGTTCGCTTCCCATGCCTTTGCTTGTCTAGCTCTTTCAGCCGCAATCCAATCAGATGTAGACATCGTTTTTACAGACCTAGGGTCTGTCGTGTCATACGCTGGTGAACCACTACCTTTAGCCGTCACAGGCGATATAGGCGCAGGTGCGCTTGTTGTTTTCTTAGTAACAGGCTCGTTAGCAATTTTTGCTTCAAGTCTGCCAATTTCTTTTGCTTGTAAGATTGGCGCTAAACGAGCAATACGTTTAGCCTCTTTAATATTAGTCCCTAGGTAATAAGCCAGGTCAGGACCGACGTCAGAAGCTTGTATAGATTGTGCCATCACTTGAGTAATAGGAACACTAGGGTTGTATGCAACTTGCTCGAAGTCATCATACTTAGCTCGTGCTTCTTCTTCCTTGTCGTGATAGGACTCTAAGATTTCGTGTTGTTGCCTTTGTTGTTCTCTTTGCTCAATCAACTGTTCAGCTTTTTGTACTGCCAATGCTTCGGCATACGCTTCTACTGATTCAAACTGATCGGGCGCAGGGACATCTCTAGGCGCTACAGGTGTTAAAGCCTGAGCAGCACGATCTCTTTCCCATTTACGTTGTTCTCTTGCCAAGCGTTTGCCAATGGCTGCATCTAGTTCTTCTTGTGAGAATACTTTAGAGGCTTCTGCTGGCTTTTCTTCCGACACTTCTACTGCTGGTGCATCAGTTTCAGGAGCTGTCGTAACTTCTGTCTCTGGCGCGGGTACTTCCGCTAGTACTTCTACTTCTTGGTTTTCACTCATTTTGTTTCCTTAGAAACCCTAGTGAACTGCACTAGTACAGTTTTTTTTTATACGTTAATTGATGCTACTTTGTCTTGGAACGCTTTTACACGTGCATCTAATGTAGCGCGGTCAGCTTCAAGTGTTGCAATTAGAGATGCTGCTTTTTCGTTAGCTTTAGCGACGGCAGCTTCTGACTCAACCAAACTTTTTAGCTTGCCTGATAGTGTTTTTTCGCGTTCGTCTAGCTCTGCGTTAACTGTTTTTGCAGTTACTTCAAAAGAAGCAAGTGTCTTATCTAAGTTAATCTTTCTAATGTCTGATTCAGCGTTTTTAAGTTTAGCTGCAAGTAGATTGTCGTCAGCTTCAGCTTTTTTAGCCGCGGCATACGCATCTGCATCTGCACGTAACTTGTTAGCATCTTCTACTGCTGACAATGCACCTTGACGAGCTTCAAGTTCAGCTTTTAATGCAGCCATTTCGCCTAAGTCTTTAAGGAACTGTTTAGTAAAGTAATCTACTAATTTTCCTGAATTAATACCGCCATTACCGTTTGAAATATCCATTTTTAACCCCTATGCGTAGTAGCTGATATTAATTTTAGCACTAGCTGTTTGCTCAATAAATTTGATTTTAGTCAAATCACCATCGTACTGTAATGTAACGCCTGCTGCTAGTGGCATACCTACAGATGCTGTAGGATTGACATCATCATCGCGCCAACGAACGGCTTGCGTTTCAGGTGTAATCAATGCAATAGATGGTCTGCAATTAAGTCCGTTTAGGTCAACATAAGGAACTGTCAATCCTGTAGCTGTACTAAGTGCTGTAATTTGCTGATACCCTAGGCGTGTGGTAATAGCTTTTAAGTTAACTGACATTTAAATTCTCCTACTTTGTGTAAAGGACCGTATTTCAATCCATAATTGTTGACCTGCAGTAATAACACTTTGAAAAAACCCACCTGCAAAAAATGCACCGCCAAAAAAGTTATTCATTAGAATACCCCGCCGCTAATGCCTGTTGTCGCAGTTAATGTAGTGACGGTAATTGTACCGCCAGTAATTGCAACTGCATTAGCATTTTGTTCAGCCATTGTACCTACACCTGACAAGGTATGAGCAGCGTCCCACGCTGTAGCGCCTGCAGCACTAAAAGAGCCGTCTGCAGGTGTAGAATGGGTAACTGAAACGGTCATGCTAAGAACCTTAATCTATAGATTGTAGATAAGTATAGCGCTACTACTTCGTCAATTAAATTCTGTATTGCGGTATCTTCTTTATCACATACTTTATAGCGATCAGTTTCAATTTCTTCTAATTGACTTTCTAAAAACTCAAGCACATTAGTTGTCTTTTTAGCTGACTGTAGCGATATAGGTCCCATTAAACCATGACGGCCTTGATAAGCTTCAGCAAAAGTATCCGCTAATTCAATAATGTTTTCGTAAAACTTTTGTAGTGCTTTATGCTTTGAATAGCTACGAGTATTAAGATGAACGGAGTGCGTTACATCTCGTGCTAAGAATAGTATCCCTACAAAGTCACAGGCTTTCATTGTTGCATCCCTTCAGGTGGCATCATTGGTTGCCCTTGCGGTGCCATTGGTTGTTGTTCTTGCGCTTCGTTAGGCATTTCAGGTGCGCCAGCTACATCTTGGTCTCGACCTGGCATTTCACCCACTAAGTCGCCACTTGTAATCATACCATGCACCGTACCCATTACAATGTCTTGTATTTGTTCTGGTGACATAGACGCTTGAATTGCGCTAATACGTTTAGTTTCTGCATCGTATGCTTTAACTTCGCTATCAAACTGTTTAATCTGTAAATCTTGCGCTTCCATAGACTTGCTAACGTTTTGTAGCATGCCATGTAGTTGATCCAGCTCTTTACCCATCGCTTCCATCTGTTGCTGTGCGGCTGCTAATGCTGGGTTATCTTCTGCATCGTTTAATAGCTTAGGATCAATTGTTTTAGCAAAACGTTTAGCCATTTCTTGTGCGCCAGGCCAATCCATGTTCTTAACAAACAAATCGCCAGCTACTTGCCACAATTGTGGGTTGCCTTGCAATAATTGGCTCATCGCATCTAGTGATTCTTGACGTTTTGTCATGTAACTTGGACCAGTAGACACCGCAATGTCGTACTTACCGACGCTAGGATTGTAGATTTTCTCAATTACAATGCCTGATTCGTCCACTATTTTCTTGATTGGTTCAGGCTGATCAGGGTTAATTTTTGCTGATTTTACTTCGCCATCAATGCCAATAATACGTGCTACGCGCTCTGTATCGTAGATTTTAGGGATTAAATCCACTAATTGACGTCCAATATGGCGAATAGCACGTGCTAAATTGTCAATATAGTGGTATGTACCCGTATCACCTTGTTTTTCTCTTGCTAAAATCGCTTTTCCTGAGCGTTCGTTGCTTGTTGCACCTAAACTAGAATCATATTGACCTGTAGATGACTTAATATCGTCTGAAGCGCCTGCTTTTGCTTGTAATAGACCGCTAGAAGCCATTGGTGGTTGCGCACGTTGCGGTAAAGGTAAAACACTACCCGCACCGTCAGTTACGTCAGGGTTAACCTCTAAATAAGGCCAATTTGTCGTGTTTGCAGTTTTCCATTGAGACTCATAGCCTTCAAATTGACCGCCGTAACCAATAAATGGCGCTTTTGGTGCCAATGCCAACATCTCAGCTTCTTGTGAAACCCAGTAGTTGTACATACGTTGTGCATCTTTTGCATTACGTATAAGGCCAGACACGTACAATCGTCCATCTACTTCATACTCGTTACCAACTACACGCACGACAGGGATGTAGCAACCTGCCCACTCTTGTTCTTGTAAGATTTCAAAGCCGTTTGTCTTTAGCCACTTGACTTTTTTAACGTCAGCAGTACGTGACTTGATAGGTTTTTGACCCATCTCTTTCATTTGCTTATCTTCAGGGCTATTCTCTACAACTGAGATGTTGCCACGGTATAGATTTAGCTTAGACGGCGTGTGATCTATGTAAAAATACTCTGCAATACGGACTGTATCTTCTGTTAACCATTGGCTTAATGAAGAATCGCCTACACCTTGTTGCATAATCGCTGAAATTGGTGCAGCATCAGGAAATTGACGCTCATATTCAGCTTTTGTCATATCTTCTGTAATAAAACACCATTCAGCATCAGCGCCAGTTGGGTCTTGGATTGTAGGGTCCATGTACACGCTAAAGGAATTGCGGATGCGACCAATGTAGATGTCTTGATCAAATGTATTGTCGTCGCAATATTTAGTTAGTACACGGATGTAACCTTCACCATAGGTGACCTGATTTTCACATGCGGTGTCGTATGCGACATCTGCATCTGAGATATATTCAATATGCCTAATCACTCCCTCGAATATTTCTGCGACCTCTACGTCAGCATTATCATCCACAGGAATTACCTTCACCGAAGGTCGGTTTTGGCGTTGTTCATTAGTAACTTGATGAACGTGTTGCGGTAACTTGTTGATTGTTAAGCAAGGTCTAGCATTAATTGTTTGGCCTTGTACTGAACCGCGTGTTGCTAACACATCCGCAGGCCATTGCCATTGGTTGTCAGGCGAACCCGCTTCAAAACGTAAGTCGTCAAGCTCATCTTCTCTTGACTCTGAGTAAGCAGAAACCGCCATAGAAAAACGGCTACGCATGGTAGCAAGCATATCCCTAGGATCGTTTTTGTTGTTGCCGCCATTAGCGACAACACCGACGGTTACCATTTCATCACTCATTTATCAGTCCAATCACTTCCGTGTTACGCATCATTAGGTAATCTTTACCGTCGATAGTCGTCGTTTGACCTGTGTACTCACCAAACATAATATGATCCCCAACTTGAACATCCATATTTGATAGTTTTCCATTTTCTAATTTTTTTCCTGGGCCGATTGCGCGTACGTATCCGCTAAACAACTTCTTAGCACCTGGTACAAAAATAATGCTACTTGCTACTTCTTCGTCTTGTTCAACTACAATGCAGTCGCTTAATGGCTTAAGTCTCATTTGTTACCTTTTTTAGTCGCTTCTCTTTTTACTGCGTACGAAATTGCAACCGCTTGTTTAATTGGTTTGCCTGCTTTAATTTCTGCTTTAACGTTTTCACGAAACGCACTTTTGCTTGGTGATTTCTTTAATGGCATTTTATTTACCTTTTTTAGCTGTCTTAGCTGACTCTTTAAAGTCTTTAGCTGTTGGTGCGCCTTTAGCACCAGGCTTTTTCATCTTTTCGCCTGAGCCTGCTTTGATGCGTTCTTGCTTTGCGTGTATGTTTGCGTATAAACCTGGTTTAGCTGCCATAATAATGTCCTTAACATTTCCATTTTTTAAGGGCTGCTTTTGCTCTAGGTGCTTCACCTTTAGCATTTTTAACTACGCCACCCATTCTAGCACAGAACGATGCTTTACGACCTTCGTCTGCTTTTGTCTTTGGGCTTGGTGCTGGTGCTTTTAAGTTACTACCGTTCTTAGCGTTATACTCTGCACGACCTTTAGCTGTCATGCCAGCGCCTTTCTCTGTAGGCTTGTAGTTTGCGTCTTTACCTTTTGTGGTGTGCGCAATAGGTTTGTCATGTGCTTTTTTTGTAGCCATTTTATGACCCCATCCATGAGTTAGATATACCGCCACCGTTAGCATACGACTTTTTTACACCTTTGTCAACATACTCACGATGCGCTACTGGAAATGCAAAAGTAACACATAGTGCGTCCGCTGCATCTGGACTTGCCATGCCTCTTGCCTTCATCTCTTTCTTACCTTCTAAAAAGATCGTACCGCTACTGTTTGGCTTCTTCATTGGACCTGTTAGGTCTGACTTTAGTTTTCTATCCTCTGGGATGCTGGCAGTTTTCAGCCAGTCGCGCATGGCGCCCCACATCTCAGCCCGTTTGTTGCCCCACATAATGCTGTTCTTGGCTCTTGACCCAAAATTCACACCGCGCACCTTATATCTTTGCTCGGTAAGTCGATCCAATATGCCATACCCTAGACCACCTTCGTCAATCACTGTCAAGACTGGATTAAACTCTTCTATTGCTTCAATGACGCGTCCAACGATAGACATCGTGTCCTCGCCTTGGTACCGCTTGATGCTAATGATGTCACGCCCTTGACGCACTAAGATGACTGTGCTATCTGCCCCTCCTCGTGCTGGGTCTACCCCGATAACAATCGGCGCAGAAGTATCTTTGTACCTCTCTCGTTTGAAAGCGTCCTCGACAAGTGTAGGACTGATAAACTGATCTTCGCCTGCCGATGGAAACTCACCGTAAACCTCGACCCGCGCCTGTGACGAGTCCTCACCATACTCGGCAATAATCTGTTCATATACCGCTTTATCCGTATCCTCGACCTGACGTGCATCTATCTGTCTCCCATGCCAAAAGTCGCGCTTAGAGTTGAAACACTCAAAGAAGTAGCCTTGGTTACGGCGCGGGTTGCTGAACGCGAACCAATACCGATCTAATATGTTCTCCGTGAAGAAGCCCGCCCCAACTGACCAGATCGCGTCAGGTATACCGCTTGCTTCATCAAATATTAACATCATGCCGTCGTGGTTATGCACACCCGCGTAACTGTCTGGGTTCTCCTCTGACCACAGCTTACCCTCAGCCGCCCAGTACCGCGTCCCTTTTTTGAGGTCGCGCTCGACTAGCTCACACACCCACTTAGCTGGCACGAGCTTAGTTGCGCTTATCTCCCACCAATGGGAGTTAATGATCATGGCCTGCCACTTAGTCAGCTCGCCCCAGGTGACTGACCTGAGCTGCGACTCGCTGTTAGCTGACACCACTACACTAGACCCTATGCGTGTCGTTAACATCCACAGTATTAGCCAGCTCACTAGCGCCGACTTACCGATCCCCCGCCCTGAGCTGACTGCCTCACGTAGCGTTGTCATGTCGACTTCACCGCGGTTGTCCTTGATGTGCTTGGCGATTGTCCTTAGCACGTCCCGTTGCCATTGTCTTGGCCCCTTGAACTTTGCTAACGGCGTGTTGGCTTGTCCCCACGGGAACGCAAATAACACGAACGCTTCAGGGTCGTCCGCAACACGCGGGTCCCACAGCCTTGACATTAATAACTGTTCTTCGTCCGAACTATAGATAGGTAGCTGCATTATTGGTTGTCTACGACGGTACCTTCAATGATACGCGATTGTGCCTCTTGCAAGGCTTGAGTAATACTAATGCGTTGGTACACATCCACGCTGATCTCTTGCTTGGCTGTCCAGCCGTGTACATGTTGCAACACGGCGAGGGCTGACTTAGCGTCGCCTTCACGGGCGGCAGCTACTAGATGTTGCGCCATCTCGCGTTCACCGTCTGCCTTACCTTTGAACGCTGCCATCTCCGCTACAGGGTCGACCTGGCAGAGTTGCCGATACTCGGATGGCAACATGCCTGCAGCCAGCGCCAATGAGTCGTTCTTCAACCCAAGCTTTGCTGCATCGTAAATGGCCTGTAAGCGAGACTCAGTTGCCTTTACCTCGCGTGGCGAAAAAGGTATCGAGAGGAATGTCATACTCGCATGGTATTTTGAATTGTGCGGATTGTCAAGAATTAAATAACAAACCCCCATTTAAGGGGGCTGTCAATATATCACTTTTTTGCGTTTAATTATTTGTTCATTACGTACATTGTTACTTCAAAGCCGAAACGCATTTCAGTAGCAGCTGGTTTAGTCCACATGTTGTATCTCCTAGTTTACAAAATGTACGGGATGTACACTATGAGTATAGTTATACGCCTATTTTTAATCCATGCCATACGTAAAATCATTAAAAATAAAAAATTTCTTCTGACACCATCGTCACCGTGACCTGTCACCCCAAGGCCCTACCCCCCCCAGCTCAAAGCAAACAGCAATCTAAATGAGAGCTATTCGCATTTAGAATTATGCTTACGGGCGTACGGATTATTGCCAGATTGTCAGATTGTCACGCGCTAAAAGCTAGCAGCTAGGCGATCATTTATTGGCAATATTGTCATCTAGAAAAGATTGGCAATATTGTCATCTAGAAAAGATTGGCAATATTGTCATGCGATAACATTTCCATGTTTTTTGCTTTATGCAAAATGCGCGGGGTAAATTTATTGGCCATATTGTCAAATTGTCATGGCAATTTAAGTCGCACACGGTTGCGCCTGTACGATCGTACAGTACATATATAATATATTTATACTCTTACTCTTAAATAAATGACAATATGACCAATAACAAGCTAAAAGCTAAGCGCCCCAAGCCCTCCGCGCCTTTGTAAACTTGCCAATTTCATGACAATAACTTGCCAATCCGTGACAATAAATGACAATAATTAAGCATATTGTCAAAAATAGTTTTACTTTCATAAAAAGACTCGGGTATAATTACGTAACGGCACAAAAAGGCCGTATAACTAAGAGGGTTTAAACATGTACGCTTTAATTCAGTATCCAGAAGTTAATAGCCGCTTTATGCAAATTGTTAAATTAAATTCAAACTCAAAACTTAGCGCGGCTGGTTATGTTATAGGCGCTTATAAAATTGTTTTTCCAAAATTATCAATACAAGCGGCGCGTAAAATTATGACTATTTTAAATAGCGAAGGGGTTTAAAAATGAATGACTCAATTTTTGACATGATTATTGGCGGCGTTGCTTTCGCGCTTTTCTTTTATGGCTTTATTTTCTTAATGCTAGTTATTTAATCGAGGGATATATGAAAAATTTAAACATGAAAACTGAAGACTTAATCTATTCAATGCTAATCACTAACACTGGCAGTCATCCGCTAGATAGTGGCGGGGCTTATGGCCGTCATTGGCAATCTAACCAAAAACGCTCAATTGATGAGTTTCGCGCTGAACCAGAAGCCACAATGAATTTAGAAAGTGAATGGTTCGATATAAATATCAGCGTTTTTCATTATCTTACAAAAACACTTGAGCAAAATAGCTTATGTAAAGAATATAACGCGCTCGATTGTGATAATTGGGACGGTGATTATTATGGCGCAAGCCTTGAGCAATCTGAATGGTTAGATTTTAACGGCTTTGAAGCTGAAGGCGAAGGTTTTAATACTTACAATTGGGACAATCACTTTAGTCAAGGTTTACAAGGCCAAAAGCTAAAATTAAATGATGAGTTTTATTATTTATTGCAAGTACATAATGGCTGCGACGTGAGAGGGGGCTATACCGACTCAAAATTATTTAAGGCTAGTGATGAATATTTTTTATTAGATGACTGCCACTTTTCAATCAATGACAATCTAACGCTTGACGTTAGGGGTTCGGATTTTCAGCTATACAATAGCGAAACGGGTGATAGTCGCATGATACTTGATAGCAATATAAAAGAGCTTGTCACGCTTGCGGGCGATAAAAAAGATTTTATTGGCTATATTGAAACTTATTAAAAGGCGGCTTAATCATGAAAACATTTTCGGACGTAAAAAAACAATTAGTTGAAGGCGCTACATTAAAACTAGTACGCCATGACTGGCTAACGCCTTCAAGCAAAATTCAAGTAGGGCTTGAACGAAAGATTATCAAGCGCCAGTCTAATGCTATTCAATTTGAGGGCGGCTCATGGTTTTATTTTCCTAAGTCTAGCGATATAGCTATCAATGAAAACGGCTTTAGTGTTGTGTTAAGTATTGAAAAGGCCGCTTTTATGGCCTATGAATTTGTGAGGGCATAACAATGGATATCACAATACATAAAAACAAACATAACGGCAGCTTAGAATTAAGCGCTATTCATAACGGTTATTTAGTGACTAAGCAATACTATTTTTATTCTACCCGCGCGGCTAAGGCGGATTTTATTCAATACTTGAGAGGCCAATAAAATGTTAGTTTCATTTAAGACTATAGCGCTAGGCGCTACATTCAAAAAAAATAATACATTATTTTGTAAAACTTCAAGCCGCACGGCGCGTTTAGTAGATTATCCCTCGCATAAGGTGTTTTATTTTAGTAAAGCGGAACTAATACCATATAAAAGTGTTAACGCGCCATTTTTCACTGAATATAAATAAAGGGCTTGATTATGTATAAAGTATTAGATCGAGATACCAACGAGCACGTGATTTTTGATAGCTTCGAAGACGCTTGTATATTTAAGGGCGTAAACGTTAAAAGCGTATATAAAGTTAAACGCAATATTAAAGATCGCCCAAAAGATTTTAAGAGCGGCGCTTTAATTCAGTACGGCGCTAATGGCTTAACAAAGTCTTATGTATATGAATGGCTTAAACTTAATAAATTGGCGGCTTAACATGATCTTACTATCCGCGGCCATTATTGCGGGCCTTATCGCGATCATATACGATCTTTGAAGCTATCCTATCAAACTAAAACAAAAGGGCCTTAACGGCCCTTTTCTTTTGTCTGTAACTTATTACAATCTAATTCCGTTGCATGTAATAAATCGCTAAATATTACACGCTAAAACTAAACTATTAGTTTAGTCCTGGCGCAATATTTAAACCGATCATTTAATCACTACCATTTTAGGCGGTTCTGATATTTCAACCATGCGCCTTAAATCGCTTTTTTTATAGTCTTTAAACTCTGGCGCCGCGAATATATGTTTTTTGCTCATATAATCGGCGCTTGCTAAACGGCCACAATCGATCCAGCCAGCTTCTTTTAACGCGTGTAAGAGCGCTGCTTGAGGTATCTTAACGCCGCTAGGGGCGCTGCCCGCTAAGCGATCACATAAGCTATGAAACGGGCTGCCAATGATCCCTTTACTAAACTCACCTATACGGCCTCGCATTTGCTCAACCAAATAAGACTCCGCCATGCTCATACCATGTTCTACTAGGTTAGCCTTAAACTCCGTCCACATAGGCGCAGCACTAGGGTTAAATTTAGACACGTCACGAGACACAAGCCACGAAGCACAAGCGCTAAACCCGCCAGCCTTATACCAATTCCATAGCTTAGCAGCGGCACTAGGTTCCATACGTGGTGCGTTACTCCATACGCAGAACCAGCGTCTGTCTTGACTAGCTAAACTGATAGGTACTGGATCATTTGAGAAGGCTAGCACAAAGACTCGGTTTAGCATCATATAGGGGTGCAAACCCTTGCGGTTGATAGGTAGCATTTCAGGTGGCGCTGCGATAATAGGCTTAAGCTTGTTAGCAAGTTGACGCCTAGCAGAGGCATCAGGTTCTTTTAGCTCATTGATAATGAGAACTTCTGACTCTAATTGATAACCCCACTGGCTATTCACGCTGTCGTTATCCATAATGCCACGATTACGCAGATTGTCGCCACACACAGCCCATAGGAAAGGCGCCCAGAACGTGTCTTTGCCGCTACCCTCATCACCGCCATGTAGCACAGCGTGGTTAATCTTAATTTCAGGGTGCTGCACTTTGTAAGCCATCACGTTTAGGATATGCTCTAGTTCATCCTCATTAGGGACAAGGCTACGCGCATGGTCTAGCCAAGGGGTGATGTCACCCTCGACTAGGTTAGTAGGGCGGGCGTCACGCCAGCGGTTACCATAGATATCACCATCACGAGACACAAGCACCGTCTCACCAGCAGCATAGGTGATACCGACAAGTGCTTTAGCGCCCATCGTCTGACGATTTTCGTCATATGATACAGCAGGCAACACGCGACTGGCAGTATGAATAGAACGACAATCAATGTGACGGAATAGTGCATTAAACGTAGAACGGCTCACCTCTCGGCGGTCTTGTAAATCAAAGTAAGCGTCGTCCTCTTGTATATAGGCAAAACGCTTGAACCAGTCGGCCTTCTCAATACGGCCTAGCTCTTTACGTTCTACTTCAGCGATCACGTCATCAGCATCATGCGTAAACATATCAGAAGGTTCAATTTTAGATATGGCTGTAGTCATCACGTCCGCCAGTAGTTCCTCACGCAAGCCATGAGTATGCTTAGGGCCGCCGTTATCAGACACCCATGATAAGAAGGTCTTAGAGTCTAGCTCTTGACAATGCTCATGGTAGCAACAGAACGAACGATCTAGGGGCTTGTATCTAGCCTCGGGGTTGCCGTCACTATGACTAGCGCTGTTAGGACACACGACACCAACCCAACCTTCGCCGTTCTTAGGGGTAATGATCATGCCGTTACTGTTCATCCAGCTCAGTACGTCGTCACCGCCATCGTCTTTGAGTCTGATAGACGTGATAGAGGCCGTGTCCGCAGGTGCAGGTGTGACAGCTAACGCTTCGCATATCTGAGGTAGACTGAACTCACGCTCAGGGTGTAGCTCGATCAGCTTAGAAGCAAAGCTGTCACGATTAGGTTTAAGATTGACACTACCAGCAACTCTAAAGTTACGGACAGGGTTAATAGCACCGCCATCCGTGAAACCAGCATCAGCAATGGCTTTAATCGCAGCACTAAAGTCTCCCTTCAGAGGTTGATCGTCTAACGCAAAAGTGTAGCCATACTGATAGTTATCAGGGCTAGTCTCGATAATCCATGTCGGCGCCAGCGGTGGCACCTTAGACTTAGTGCCTACGTCATCTAACACCATGAACGCAACACGCTCACAGTTAGATGCGGAGGCAGACACCTTACCATCGGTAAAGCGGTCTAAGATAAAGCAGGCGGTGTTAGCGTACCATGCGTCGCCCTTCTTAATCTTAGCCTGCTCAGGTAAATAGGCAGGCCACGTACACTTGATAGCACCATCGTTATGATATTGCAAAGCGCCCTTATCAAGTAAAGGCTTTTGTTTAACTAATAAGATAGTCTCGCCAACAGGGGCAATACCTATTAAATAGTCAATGAAATTTAGCTCACTCATTTTCCATACCTCGTCATTATATCGGCTTCAATAGACAAAGGAAGTCCCTTAGCCCATTCAGGGGGCGTACACATTACGTCGTTCATTTGTTGTAGCACTTCATTCGGTGTATCGGTCTCGATTACAATTTCATCGTGAACGTGCAAGATCACGTCATCCAAGTTTCTTAGTGAGTGTCGGAGTAGATCGTTAGCAACGGCCTGGGTGATGTTCTCACACGCAAGGCCTTTCCATAATCTAGCTCGAGGCCACTCGGTAGCGTCAGCAGAAGGCTTCCACGCTGCTTTAGCGTAAGTCACCCCTTCAGGTTCTAGCTTCGCATGTGGATAGCAAAGTATTCGACCCGAAGGCAAAGCATACCATAAATGAACGCCGTCATATAAGTATGTCACACGACCTACACTAAACTCTTTACCAACGTTACGCATCGCCCGCGTGTATGCGGACTCTAGTGACTGCCAATAATTAACAGCCCACTGGTTAGCTCGTCGCCAAGCATCGACTGTACGTTTAGCATCTGATTCACTAAGGATAATGCCATAATTACGGCCCATAGCACCGAAAGCACCCACGCCACCACCAAAGCCGCATGATAGTATTGCCACTTTTCCAATTTGTCGTTTGTCTGGCGTAATTTCCGTTTCGGCTTGATGGAATATAGCTGCTGCTTCTCTAATATAAATATCACGACCCGATCTAAAAACATCTAGCACCTCTTCTGCACGTGGATCATTGGACAGCCAAGGGGTTAGTCTAGCCTCTACCGCGTTCCAATCGGCAACGACGAGGGACTTACCCTTAGCAGGAATTAACGCAGGACGTAGCATACCTTTTAGTACATCGGTAATACGTTTGCCATACGTCGGCACGATAGCGTGACCTCTCACCATAGCCTGTCTAACAGACTCAGGGTCTTTAGCACACTTACGTGTAAAGTTATGAACTTGAGCGCCATAGCTAGACGCACGTCCAGTAGCGCTACCGCCTGCAAACACAAACGCACCGCGTACTCGGTTGTCCTCGACATCGGCAAGCTGTGATAAGCGGTTGAACTTAGCGACAGATGACGCCCACAGATCGTCAGCACATTGGATAACGTCAGCGACATCGGCTGGCACTTCGTCTGGGTTTTCTTCGGCTAACAATAACAAGTTAGCGCGGACAGACTTGTCAATAGACATTTTCTTTTCTCCATCTTTAATCACCGTCATTAGCTTGAGGGCTTCAGGGCCAACACGCTCAATCACCCACTCACGCATGCGCGGTGAACGTACCGACGTAATGACACCCTTCGTTACCTCAGACACGATACGCTCAATCTCTTCTAACTCTACGCTTGCGTAGCGGATAGCAGAGTCAGCAAGGGGCTTGTCAAGCAGTACACCCTTGTCGTTGATACGTTCGTTAACATGGTAATCGGCAAGCTCTTCGTCTGATAAGTTGCGCAGGGCTTTTGAGATAGTGCGCATGACTTTAACGTCCAGCTCACAATAGGCAATCATCTCAGCCATCAATGTCGGATCATCGTTAAACGTGCCATCAGCACGAGGGAGTGATAGCAGTCTGATTAACTGCTTACCACGGTGGTCTTTACGCATCGTTGCCCCTGAGAAACGTCCAACGTCCTCAAGTGAGCCTGGCGCACAGTTAGCACGAGCTTGGGTAGCTGTGCAATAGAACTGCTCTAAATCAAAATTAGTCTGTAAAACATACCAAAAAACTAAGCGCTCAAACGTGGCATTGTGCGCACGTATCTGTCCCTTGAAGTTACGCACCTCTTCGGGGAACGGCTTATCTGGCGTCCATGTAATGACGTCACCATCATCAAACGCATAAGACATACATAGCACATCGGTGCTACTGTCTTGAGCGTAGTTGTAGACGCCGCGACTAGGTAAGTCGCAGCGGCTTCTTGTTTCAAAATCACACCAAAGTATATTCATATAATTAATAGGGGATACCCTTTCAGATACCCCCAAGTCATTATGTTGAACGACGACGACGTGTAGTTTCAGCAGGTGCATCTTCTTCAGCAGTCTCGCCTGAAGCTTCAGCATCCATACCTACCCATTCTTTAATCTCAAAGACAGGAGTATAGATTTTGCCATACGATTTGTGTTGGTAATGCTCTTTCTTCAAATAGATCACAGGCACAGGCGTAGCTTGGTCTGCTTCTACTTGATTAGCAATGGCAACGGCTAACGCTTGAACTGCACGTTTACCGCCGACAGAGGTAGTAGAGAAGCGGACTTCTAAACCCTTATCTTCACCAGAGATGCACTTGAGTGATAGACCTACTTGCGTCTCCCATCCGCGTTTAGCTGCAGGTGGCGCACCATCAAGCTCAGGCAATGGTTGAGATACAGATACCATCTTCTCACCCAATACATCACCGTCACCCCATGCGATAAAGCCATGCACGAATGAGAACGGATTGACAGCCCATGTAGCGTCATCTTCGACTTCTGTTTGGTCTGCACCAAACACCCAATGACCTGTCTTATCCATCTTGAGAATAGCAACGCCTGCTGGCGATACATCGTTCTCAAGTGAACGTAAGGCTGTGCTTAGTGATGCGACTGCTGGTAAATTTGCTTGTGAAAAAGTTACGATATTAGACATATTAATTTCCTTTAGATGATTTTATTAAGGGCAGCGGTTATTTGCTGTCCGATTTGCAACAATGCTGGGCGAGGATCATCCTCGTTTGCCAGCGTACTACCTGAACTAATAGCGACGACTGTCCCCTCAGGTAAAGTAAGACCGTGCTTTTTAAGCACCTTCTCAGCTTTAGCTGGTGAGATGAGTGATGTCTCTATTACGTCAGATTCTTGTAGGTCTTTAAGAAGTGCAGCCTTCGCATCCTCTTCGTTGACCCATTGTCTAGTCGCACGTTTGGCAACTAGTTTATAGCCTGGGACAGGTTTACCTGCCTCTAGTATTTGGAAAGCTAACGCACGTAAGTCTGTGATCCATTGTTCAATTACGTCAGCGTTCTGCAAGTATACACCAATTTGTTCCACAGGCAACGCATCTAACTTGGTGTGCAATACACGGTCTACAGCGCCAGTCATCTGAGGGCAGATAGGTTTGGCTGCACACCAACGGCAATGCTCGCCAGCGTATAGTTTAGCGTCAGGTGCCTGTGATTGACGTACTGCTAATGCTAATGACTGTTCAAACAGTTTGATACGGTTAGGGCTTGTTGTCCAACGTTTAACGGCTGGCGGTTGCACAATAATCATCTCGATAGAGGTTACGTTATCAAACACCCATGACACTTCTTTAGTACGCATGGCAGCAGCAGCGTAGAACATAAGCTGAGGGTTCTCTTCTACTTCTACGGCTACACCGTCACCGAACTTCCAGTCTAATACATACGCTGTGTCACCGATACGGCCTAAGAAGTCGGTTGAGCCAAATACGTTAGGCAAGAAGTCACCAAAGCTAACACGTGTCTCGACTGCGTACTCCATCTGTTTGTCAGGATCAATAGCATCTAGCGCATCAAGCGCGGGTTTAATTTTGTTGTCAATCAGTTCTTGCGTTAACACTTGACTTTCATACACGGTGCCAAGGTAATGCTCAGGCGCGTGACCTTTGTCAAGTATTTCTGCAATCACATTATGTAGTAGGGTGCCTTCGTCTGCATACTTATTAGAAGGACGTGGGGGCATCTTGTCGCAGAGTGCGACAGAGCCAGGACAGGCGATAACACGTTTAGCGGTTGAACCGCCTACGACTGAAGAATGTTGCATTTAGTTTCCTTTAGATTAGCTATTGAGTTTGCAGATTAGCATACATAAAAATAGTATGTCAACATTTATTTTAATAATAAATTGCTTGACACATAGAAAAAGGGTAAGTAATGTGTGCTTATGTTAGAAAAACAAATTGAATCATACTTTAAAAAAGTAGTCGAGCAGTTAGGTGGCAAGAGCTACAAGTTTACATCGCCAGCGCATCGGGGTGTGGCTGATCGTGTAGCCTGTCTACCTAACGGTGAGACATGGTTCGTAGAAATTAAGACTGAGGGCGGTAAGTTGTCAGAATTGCAGAAACTATTTGCGTCTGACATGCAGAGGCTCAATCAACATTACGCATGTTTATGGAATAAGGATGATATAGATGAGTGGGCTAAAGCTACGACCCTATCAAGAAGTCGCGGCTGATTTCTTGTACGAACACGATCGTGCCATGATCTTAGCACCTGTGGGCGCAGGCAAGACAGCCATCACGCTTACCGCCATGCAAGACGCTATCGAGGCTGAGGTAGTGACACGCTTCTTAGTGTTAGCCCCTAAGCGCGTCTGTACTGACGTGTGGCCTGTCGAGCAACCCAAATGGGCGCCTAAGCTCAAGCTCGTTGTGGCTGTCGGTACACCTAAGCATCGTGACGCAGCATTTGCGTCTGACGCAGATGTTGTTGTGCTGAACTATGATAATTTGCAATCAATACATAATTTGAACGGCATTGACGGCATTGTGTTTGACGAGTTAACTAGGCTAAAGAACCCGTCAGGCACACGTTTCAAAGCGCTGTCAAAACTATTAGACAAAGTTAACGTGCGTTGGGGCTTGACTGGTAGCTTTACTAGCAACGGTCTAGAGGATGTGTTTGGTCAATGTAAGATTGTGGATCAGACAATATTAGGCCGTAGCAAGGGTGCGTTTATGCAACAGCACTTTATCCTAATCAATAAAGAGTACGGCGAATGGGTGCCAAGAGTTAACGCACTACAGCAGGTGATGGAGATTATTAAGCCTGTCACGTATGTGCTAGACGCTGGCGAGTATAAAGACAAACTGCCACCGTTACACACAGTAGAACTACGTTGTGACATGGACGACAGACTACCGTATGAGAAGATGAAGAAAGACTTTGTCGTTCAGTTCGGTAGCACACAGATCGCTGCAGTTAACGCTGCCGTGGTGACATCTAAACTACAGCAGATGGCGTCAGGGTTTATTTATGACGCACAGACGATACCGACATGGTTTAGCAAACATAAGTTTGATCGCCTTGATGAACTGCTAGAAGAGAACCAACACGCTAACACGATTATTGCATACGCATTTAAAGAGGAGTTAGCAGAACTTAAGCGACGTTATCCGAAGGCTGTCACGCTAGACGATACAGATGCGATTAAGCGTTGGAACGAAGGCAAAATAGAACTACTGCTAGTGCATCCTAAGTCCGCAGGCCACGGCCTCAACTTACAGCATGGTGGCAGTAAGATTGTATTCCTATCGTTGCCCTGGAGCCTTGAGCTTTATGAGCAGACGATAGGCCGTTTACACCGTAGCGGACAAAAGCATGATGTATGGTGTTACGTGATGTTGACAAATAAAACAGTTGACGAACGTATATGGGCAGCCCTGCATGACAAACGGGCTATTTCTGATATTGCTATGGAAGAACTAAAATGACTAAAACATCCGCCAAAACATCCGCCAAAACATCCGCCAAAACATCCGCCAAAAAAGACGAAGCATTAAAGATGGCGATTGAAGCGATGCAGATTGCATCCAATAGCAACGGAAAAATACTTCCTAGTTATCCTGCTCAAGATGCTTGGATGTTTTATGGGTGCAATGATAGGTTAAATAAAGCAATCCAATCTTGTAAAGAAGCATTAGAACAGCAAGCACAAGAACCTGTGGCGTTATTAGAAGCATTGTCAGATTTAGAACATCAACAATGGATGAAGTGGGCGCAATCTATTATTGATAGTGAACCTATTAGCGAAGCAAGAAAGCAACGTTGGGCTACGATGATGGTTGACTATAAAGACTTGCCTGACAATATCCAAGAGTACGATAGGGAATGGGCTAGAAAAGTATTAGCTATCACCCACCCTGCACCATCATGGCAAGGATTAAGTGATGATGAAATTGGTAATTTAATTACGCCATACGAATATGCTGTGCATCCTGATTTAGATGGATTTGCTCGTGCTATTGAACAAGCATTAAAGGAAAAGAATTATGAATAAAGACGAAGCATTGAAGATGGCGATTGACGATTTAGAGTTATGCAATGGTGCAGAAACAGTTGAAGGTATAATTATTTATACCCATGAAACAATCCAAGCCTGTAAAGAAGCATTAGAACAGC